GATGTAAATTCATTATCAAATTATCCATTTTAATAATGGAATCAATTGCAGTATCTACAGGATTTGCATATTGAATTACATTAAATGCATTTTTTCGAAATGATAATGATTGTATATTTGTATTTTCTGTATATACAATTGATGGAATCGAATTTATTGGATTTCGAACATTATATATTAAATGTTCAAATGATATCCTAATATTAGTTGAAGTATTTATCCATGGCCATGGACCGTGTTCTTTAACAAATTGCCATGCAACAATTCCATCAGATTCAACCCGTTCATGTCCAACATTTAACCCCCATTTGGATAATAATTTAGCAGTAAAACCAGTACCCGTCCGTGGATGACCGACTCCTAGTATTTTATATATCATTGCGCTGTTGACAATGGATAGTTCTGGTATATTCTTTATTCCAAAGGTTTGCCATACCTTTATTGGAAAATTCATGAAAACATGGAGTTCCCAATGTATAATGAATTAATTTGGCATTTTGATTTGGTTCATATTCTAAATCTAACCAATTCCATTCTTTCGGTAATTCACCAATTCTATCATCATCAATCCAAGTAAATCGATGAAGTTCAGCCCCTGATGCATTTTGTACATATCCTGGTGTTAATTTTTTATTGGGGAATGATCCACAATTCCATAAAATAACACTTGACCAATTTTTTCTTGGGTAATCTTCATTTTTAGCTCCTAAATATTTTTCAGACATTTTAGTTTTATAGTCATGTTTTACAACCATAACATCTTTACCATAATGTCTCATGTCCCATAATTCAGAAATATCACCTTGAACAATCATATCACCATCGATAAATATTGCCCATCCTTGATAATCCATCATATGCGGAACTAAAAATCTACTATATATAAATTGATTACTACCATCAGTATGTGTTTCTTTATATCCTTTTAATAAATTCAAGGATAATGGTATAATAGAAACTGGTTTACTTGAATTTCTAATTATACTATTAGCACATACATGAAATGCAATCGCTTCTCTTGGGTCATACCCAATAAATACTGGTATCATATTAAATTCCTCTTATAAATTAAAATACTTTCCAGGTAAATCCTGTTATTCCGGCAAATTCATTTCCTGATCGATACTCAGGAACAATAATACCAATATATGGTCTAAATGTTGGTGTTGCTTTATATGAAACATTCATGACACCACCTGATAAATTGTTACTTCCACTATAATAATCCCCAGAAATAGTTACTTGATCAAATTTATATTTAAACCCTGATTGGAAATTAAATGGTTGATATTTTGTGGCTAATTCATCATTGACATAATATCCACCAAAATGCAATGATAGTCTATCATCAACTTGATATGATCCATCGATATAAGTCATGGCATGTAATTTATCAGCAGTACTATCAAAGTTATAACCAACTTGACCACCAAGTTCAATACCAAAAAATCCCATGTCAAAAGACTTTGCTAACCTGAAATATGTGTCATTTTCATAACTTTGTGCTCGTTCACCGTCTAATCTAATATTAGATATTTGAGCACCATATTTCCAACTTTTACCATAATGCATTAATGAGTAATTATTATATAATGTATTACGATATATATTAAATTCACCACTAAATATAGTTTTATCTGTATCCGCAGTATCTCTACCAATAGAAATATTGCTATTAGCAATTGCATCTATTGATAATAATAAAATAAATAATGTTATTAAATGTTTTTTCATAATTAATCCAAATAGGCGTCATCTAAACCAGCTACTCTAAGCTTTGTGATATTAGTTATCTGCCATTGTTTTGCGTCCAATCCTTTCATAATACTAAGGAATTTATTACGTATGTTTGCAAATTCATTAATAAGTAAATCAATTGTTACCACATCTTTGTCACCTCGAACAAATTTTTCAATTTCAGTTGATTTTAATGCTTTTTGATAGGATAGTAAAAATCGTTCATATACTGATGCATATGTTTTATTTCGTTCAATATTAAGAAAATTCAAAATAGCTTCCATATCTTGCAATTGTGAAAATCTATGTTCCAATAATCCAGGCAACGCCTGAGATAGTTTCTCAAGCGTTCCCTTCATTTCACATTCTTTTACTGCCTGATTGTATTCTATTTCGTAATAAGATATTGCATCAGTTAACCGATTCATATCTTTAGATACAGTAGAATACCAATTCATTATTCATCATCCCATTCATCATAATCATCTTCATCATCTGCTTTACCATCATCTAAATAATAATGAATAGCATCATCTAATGTATCATCATATCCGATTGCAGATTCTAACAATTTGTCACTAACACCATGATCTGATAATAATTCAATATATCGTTCAGCAACAGTATCAACTACTTTTCTATCTAGATATTCTTTAAAAAATAACCATATATCAGCAATTTGATTTTCATTCATATATTTGTTCCTTTATAATTAGTCAGTTACTTGTTCAGAATTATCATCAATTTCAACTTCATCTGTAGGAATTGGGAGCAAACCAATTCTTTGATCAAATTCCCCCATAATTTTTCCTAAAATATTGTCTTTATTAGATGCCCATTCTGCTTTAGTATATTTAAACATTTCACCATTTAAATCTACATATGCAAATCGACCACCATCTTTGATGATTAATCCTTTACGTTCAAATAAATCAAATAATCCACTCATCGGGTCCATACCTGTATCCCATGGTATTTTGATTTCAATTTCAGTAAATGGTTGGTTATAGCGAGTTTTCATTACTTTACATTTAGCACGGATACCTCTAACATCCGATACTTTTTCACCAGATTCATTTTCTTTCAATTTAAGTTTTTGCATTGCAACAACAATACTTGATGCATAAATAAATCCTTGTCCACCACTAATTACATCATCTGGATTAAACATATCCTGTGATGCATATGAATGGTTTGTTGCAACTAATCCTACATTATAACTACCGAACATATTTACACAATTTCGAACTAACGCTGTTAGTGCTTTAGGTTTTCTACCCATATCACCTTTTAAATCACCTTTATCAAATTGATCAATATCAGTGGGTGTCAATAACATACCTAGTGAATCGATAACAAATAAAACTTTAGCGGCATCGTCTGAGTTTAACGCTTTATACTCTTTCATAAATTCACTGATAGTTTTTGCAACATCATCTATCATCGCCATATTTAATTTGAGTAATTTTTGTTCAGAGGTATCAACTCCCAATGCAAGTAGCCATGATTCATCTAATGCATTTTCAGAATCAATTAATACTACAAAAATACCGTTTTCTTGGGCATTCCGAATAATATTACCGGAACATATGTAGCTTTTTCCCGCACCTGTTTGTCCACCGAATACCGTAACTTTACCTAACGGAATACCTCGGTGGAAATCACCACTAATTAAATAATTTAATGCATAACATCCAGTACTAACCCAATCAGTTGGGTCATTGAATCCTATACCTAATCCTTCAATGGATTTAGTGATGTTTTTTCTAAATTTCGAAACATCAAATGGTTTCATATTTTATCCTTTGTAAATGAAAAATGGGGAGAATAAATCTCCCCAAGATAATTAAACTTTATTGATCACGATTTCGAATCATCTTTAATATTTGATCTGCTCTATTTCCACCACCACTTGTCGGTGCTGGTGTAGTAGTTGTAGTATCAAATGGAGAATCATCATCAGTTGAAGAGTCAATCTGTGGTGTTGACACTGCTGGTGCTGGTGCAGATGCAACAGATTTTAATATCTGTGCACTTGGTGTTGCCGCAGCTGGTGCAGGTTTAGGACCATTAGTAGTCGATTCTTCATCAAATGAACCAACTGGTTTAAAATGTTCACCCCATTTTTGCATATCAAATGGTTCTTCATTTACACTAGCTTCGAACATTTCACGGATAATGTCTTGTTCAGCCACTGTTGGTTTTTTAGGCAAGAAATCACTTAAATTATATAATCCATAATGATTAATTAAGTTCATTTCATCAGCGGATAATGCTCTAGAATTACGAGACCAAGTAGAAGATGCATAATCTGCATATTTTCCTTTAGTGGTTTTATTAATTCTAAAATCAATACCAGACATATAATCCGTTGGGTCTTCCTTATTTTCAGGGTCCATGATAAAATTCTTAATAATCGTTTGAATTTGTGGGCCAATGATGAATCTACGAATTGGATTTTCTGGAATATCTTCTGGTTTTTCACCTAATCCATCCACAACTACTAATCCTTGAAACAAGTAACTGCGTTTTTTCCAATATTGTCTTGCTTTTTCAACATACTCAGGTATGTCCCACCATGCGCGAGTTTCAGCTATAATAGGGTCTACCTCTCCATACATTTCCATACATGGAACCTTAACTACACATGGTTTGCTACCGATTTCATCTTTAATGCCAGGAAATGTTAGATTGATCATTAAACGTTCAACCCAAAATACTGGATTTTTTTGATCACCATCTGGAAGAAAACGAAGTGTTGCTGAACTATTTTCTTTAATATCCCAGAACGGATAAATGGTTTTGTCTTGCCCACCAGAACGATTGGTTGCACCGGATTTACGGTCGTCGTCCTGTTTAATATGTGCTCTCATTGCTTCTAATCTTGATAATGCCATAATTGTATTTTCCTCTTTAAAATTGCCATAATTAAAATTGCCAAAATGGTGTCCAATATGTACACCAAATAATTGTTAACATGATGCTTGCAATATAACAAACATCATGTTATTCTATATGATAGAAATTATCTTATAGTCCTGCTAGTTTTTGAATTTTTTTAGATTCGTATGTGTAGCGAAGTTCTTTAATAATACTTGCTGCATGTTTGGTTGCAGGTTTACCAAATTGTTTTTCTACTGCCAATAACACACCGGTTTCCCCTTTAGGAAAAGTTCCCGCATGTGCGTCATACATAGATTTAACAAATTCTACTATTTTATTACTATCATCATTATTAGGTTCTGAATCAAAGAAATCTTCAATTTTCAAACCTGACATGATTATAGCGTCTTTAAGGGTCAACTGCCCACCCTTAAAATTAATTGTGTCTTCTAATTGAGCACCAGCTACTTTAGCCTTTTCTATAATTTTTGCAAATCGTTCTACCGATTGTGTTTGTATTGGTGCTGGAGCTTGCGAAACGGGGGCTGCTGGCGCAGATTGAGGTTGTGCTGGCTCAGTAGTAGGGGTTGGTTCAGGTGCCGGTTCTGGCTCATTTTTGGGCGTTTCTGATGCATCCGGTATTTCGATTTGATCAGCCATATCAGGATCATGCAATCTAATATAATCTACCAACCATGGTCGAATATCTGATTCATTATCGATATCTTGATCATCTCTAATATTGTCTAATAAATCAAATAATTCATCATCATGAATTATGTTTTTTAAACTTTCAATAGCATTTGTTCCATCCGCCCCCAACAATAATGGTTCTTGGAATAAATTATTTAAATCATCAACTGCATTTCGTTTGGTTTCTTCATCGCCAAACATACTTTCGCCTTCAATTAAACTATCAATATAATTTTCATATTCATTTAATGTTTTAACAACTACATCTATTCCATTAGATTCGGATATTGTTTCTGAATCATCTGATTGGAAATCAGATGGCGTTAATGTGGTAATTTGAGTATTATTCATTAATTTATATATAAATGGAAATGCTGATGTTAAATCTTCATTAAATACTCTAATAGTTAACTTATCAATCCAATCATTCATAATTTCTTCTGGAATCTCTTGGTATTCATTTTCGGAATATGATTGAGAAAATTGTTCATAAAAATTTTGTCCATGAAGTTGATTAATATGTTTTTTCAATTCATCAATTCGAGTAGACACCTTAGTCTGAACTGAATCCATCGCTTCGGAAACAACTGGATTTCTATTAACATAGTTTTTAAACATTCTTAATTTAGATAATTCTTCACTTAATCCTGTTATATATGTACCAATACCATCATATGGGTTGCCATTATTAGCTACATGTCTTGCCATTGCACGTGCACCATTTAAATGTTTAAATGGATATTTAAATCGTTCACCTTGTACATTTTCAATAAAAATGCTATCAATACCATGTGCTCTACCTTGTGGAAGTTCACCATTAACTGGTTTAAAGTGTTTTACTATAATTCTAGCTTCACCCATATTTTGATAACTAGTTTTAGAAGTACCCCACAATTTACTTTCATTCATTTGTTTCTCCTTACGATTTTTTGATAAAAATCCATAATCTTTTTGATCTAGGGATTTTAATATATCCCTAGCTTCAAAATTCATTAATCTACGTTTAGCAAATTCTCTCATTC